GGATTGAGCAACTACTAACAAAGCATTGATTAAAAAATAACCAACTACCACCCTATTTTAGACCCCCCTTTTTAGAAACCCGACCCCCCCTAAAACGCCTGCAGGCAGACAGACATACATACATAGTGTTTTACTCATTCTAATACCAGATTTGATAGACCCCCTACCCCCTGTTTTGCAGAAAAAGACCCTAGGAATCCTAAGCCTCTAAAAATTTTATATCATTTTATGTTGACTTTTCGTGTGAAGAGACCGATTATTGTATAATCTGTAGATACTTATACCTATCTAGTAGGTACATACTGTAAGTTAGTGACCACATATAGGTAACTACGTAAATTTTTTATCGAGTATCTACAAAGTATTTGGTTACTACATATGTAGTATGTATGAATAGTAATGTTTTAAGTAAGTTACATACGCTTTCCTCTTCTGAGAAAGAAGAACTATTATCTCTGTTACAAGAATTAGAACTATCAAAGGCTAGAGAGTCATGTGAAGATGAGTTCCTAAGCTTTGTTGAACAGATGTGGTCAGCTTTTATTCATGGTAAACACCATGAGATTATGGCTGAGGCTTTTGAAAGAGTAGCCAAAGGTGAATTAAAGAGGCTAATTATTAATATGCCTCCCAGACATACGAAGTCAGAGTTCGCATCTTACCTATTACCTGCTTGGTTTCTTGGTAAGTATCCTGATAAGAAGATTATTCAGACTGCCCATACTGCAGAACTAGCGGTAGGGTTTGGTCGTAAGGTTAGGAACTTAGTGAATAGTCCTGACTTTAGAGAGATATTCCCTGCTATAAGTCTGCAAGCAGATAGTAAAGCAGCAGGAAGATGGAACACAAACAAAGGTGGTGAGTATTTTGCTATCGGTGTTGGCGGTGCAGTTACTGGTAAGGGTGCAGATTTATTAATCATTGATGACCCTCACAGTGAACAAGAAGGTGCTAGTGCTGATATCAATGTCTTTAACAAGACCTATGAGTGGTATACCTCTGGTCCAAGACAGCGTTTACAACCCAAAGGCTCTATCGTTGTGGTGATGACAAGATGGCATGATAAGGATTTAACTGGACAGTTAGTCGATGCTAGTGTTAAACGTGGCGGTGCAGACGAATGGGAAGTTATAGAACTACCTGCAATACTACCATCAGGTAATCCATTGTGGGAAGAGTTCTGGAAGTTGGAAGAACTTGAGGCTCTACGTGCCGAACTACCGACCTCAAAGTGGATGGCTCAGTATCAGCAAGACCCCACTGCAGAGGAAGGAGCTATCATTAAAAGAGAATGGTGGCGTGAATGGGAAGGTCGAGAGCCACCAAAGTGTGAGTTTGTTATTCAATCTTGGGATACTGCTTTCTTAAAATCGCAGCGAGCCGACTATTCTGCCTGTACTACCTGGGGAGTATTCTATCGTGAGAGTGATGAAGATGGCATGATGAGACCTGAAATCATTCTGCTAGATGCTCACAAAGCTAGACTAGAGTTTCCTGAATTAAAGAAACGAGCTATGGAATGTTATAGGTCTTATAAGCCTGATGCTTTTATTATTGAGGCAAAGGCAGCAGGTACACCTTTAATATTTGAGTTAAGGCAGATGGGTATACCAGTACAGGAATACACACCAAGTAGAGGTAATGATAAGATTGCTAGAGTTAATGCAGTAGCTGATTTATTTTCTTCAGGCATTGTTTGGTGTCCTCAAACTCGTTGGGCAGAAGAAGTAGTAGAGGAGTTTGCCTCTTTCCCAAATGCCGAACACGATGACTTAGTAGATAGCAGTACACAAGCACTATTAAGATTTAGACAAGGTGGTTTTGTTCCATTACATAGTGATGAAGAAGATGAGCCACTAGAACATAATAAGACAGCGAATTATTACTAGGAGAAAATATTGGCTACAGAAAGAACACCAGTTGATGGTTTGATAGAACAAGACCCAGAAGAGGCAAAGGATGTTAGCATCACTGTAGAAAACCCTGAGTCTGTTGCGATAGAAACAGAGGATGGCGGTATGCTTATAGACTTTGACCCTGAGTCAAAAGATAATATTAATGCAGGTTTCAATAGCAACCTAGTTGATTTTATAGATGACAATGAGCTAGAGAGCTTAGGCTCAGAGCTTGTGGGTGCATACAAAATGGATAAGGACTCTCGTAAAGAATGGGAGGATACTTATACTAAAGGTTTAGACCAACTAGGATTAAAGATAGAAGAACGTACACAACCTTGGAATGGAGCTTGTGGTGTCTTTCATCCTATGTTATCTGAGGCAGTTATTAGATTTCAATCTCAAGCTATAGCTGAAATATTCCCTGCCAAAGGTCCAGTTAAAACTAAGATAGTTGGCAAGATAACTGAAGACAAAGAAAAACAATCACAAAGAGTTCAAGACTACATGAACTATTTACTCACACATGAGATGTCTGAGTATAGAACTGAAACAGAAAAACTTTTATTTTCCTTACCACTGGCAGGGTCTGCTTTCCGCAAAGTTTACTTCGACCCAAATTTAGGCAGACCCAGTGGCATCTTTGTACCATCCGAAGATGTAGTAGTTAATTATGGTGCAAGTGACTTAGAGACTTGTGAACGTGCAACTCATGTTATGCGTAAGTCTGCTAATGAAGTTAGGAAGTTACAGGTCAGTGGTTTCTATAGAGATGTAGAACTTAGCGAATCAAGTAATTCATATTCAAGCATAGAAGAAAAGTATGATGAACTAACTGGTGAGATGAGTAGTGAAGACTACGACCAGAGACATACTCTATTAGAGATGCAAGTTAATCTAGACCTCAAAGGTTTTGAGGATGTTAAGGATGGCAAGGAAACAGGAATACAGTTACCTTATGTAGTTACTTTAGATTATCCAAGCGGTAAAGTTCTAAGCATTAGAAGAAACTATTATGAAGATGATGAACAAAAGAAAAGAAGGTCACACTTCGTTCACTATCAATACTTACCAGGTTTAGGTTTTTATGGTTTTGGTTTAATACATATGATAGGTGGCTTGGCTAAATCAGCTACTAGTTTACTTAGACAGTTAGTAGATGCAGGTACATTATCAAACTTACCAGGTGGTTTAAAAGCTAGAGGTCTACGTATCAAAGGAGATGATACTCCTATTATGCCAGGAGAGTTTAGAGATGTAGATGTACCAGGTGGTGCAATCAGAGACAATATAACTTTCTTACCATACAAAGAGCCTTCAGCTACTTTATATTCTTTATTACAAAACATAGTTGAAGAGGGTAGAAGATTTGCAAGTATGGCTGATATGAAAATATCAGATATGAATAACCAAGCACCTGTTGGTACAACATTAGCACTTATAGAAAGAAACATGAAAGTTATGAGTGCAGTTCAAGCTAGACTTCATGCCTCTATGAAAAGAGAGTTTGATATCTTAGTAAATGTTATTAAGGATTTTGGTGAGCCATCATATCCTTATGAAACAGATGAAGAAGAACAAATAAAATCAGAAGACTTTGATAACAGAGTAGATGTATTGCCAGTCTCAGACCCAAACAGTACAACTATGGCACAAAGGATAATGCAGTATCAATCTGCTATGCAGTTAGCACAATCAGCACCACAGATGTATGATATGAAAGAACTACATAGAGAGATGCTTATGGTATTAGGCATACCTGATGTTGATAGTATTATTCCTGATGATGGTGATGTGCCTGCAGTAGACCCAGTCACTGCAGTACAAAACTTAATCAACAATGTTCCTGTTCAGGCATATGAGTATCAAGACCATGATGCACATATACAAACAGTAGCAGCAGCACAAGATAATCCAGAGATTAGAGCTTTACTAGAGAAGTCTCCTAATGCTGGTGGAATATTAGCTGCAGCATCTGCTTATATAAATGACCATTTAACTATGAAGTTTAGAGACCAAGTAGAAAAAGAAATGGGTATTGAACTACCACCTATTGGTGAGCCAATCCCTGCAGACCTAGAGAAGAGAATATCAGAGTTAGTTGCTGAGGCTGCATCTAGAGTTACAGAGAGAGCTAGATTAGAACAACAACAGAAACAACAAGCTGAACAACAAAGAGACCCATTAGTAGTTCTCAAAGAAAGAGAGATAGGTATTAAAGAGGCTGATGTACAAAGAAAAGCTTTAGGCGACCAAGCAAGATTTGCTTTAGCAAAAGAAAAACTAGATGCTGATACTCAGGTAAAAGGTGCAGAGCTTGGTGTTAAAATTGCTAGCGACTTGCTATCAGATGAAAAAGATAACAAAAAGCAAGCACTCGAAGAATACAAAATAGGACTTGACTTAGGCAAAGACATCGTAGAAGATAGCAATAAGAATGAGTGAAGATATCAGAGAGCAATCTCTATCTGAATTTTTAAAGAAAAGATTCAGAGATATTATGAATGAACACGCAGACCATATATCAACTGGTAGTGTTAAAGACTATGCTGAGTATAAAAAGCTGTGTGGGGTGATAGAAGGTTTAGCATTAGCAGAACGTGAAATGTTAGATTGGCTAGAACAACACTCATTGAATTGAAACTTTTATGGATAAGAAAGCAACAGTTAAGCCAGATAGTGTAGATAAACCTGTAGTTCCAGAAAATACTAAAAGTCAGTTACCTGAGCCAATGGGTTTTAAAGTATTAGTTGCTATGCCACAAGCAGAAGAAAAAACTGAAGGTGGTATATTAAAGGCTAGTCAAACTATAAGGGATGAAGAAGTTAGTAATATCTGTGGTTACGTTTTAAAACTAGGTCCTGATGCATACAATGATAAGAATAGATTTCCAAGCGGTCCTTGGTGTAAGCAAGGAGATTGGGTAGTTTTCAGAGCATACTCAGGAACTAGAATGAAAATGTATGGACAAGAGTTTCGCTTAATTAATGATGACACTGTAGAGGCAGTTGTCGAAGACCCAACAGGAGTAGTTAGAGCATGAGTGAGCAACAGGTAGAAACAGCTATCGAAACAACTTTTGAGCCTGACACAGATGGTAAAGTAAAACCACAAAGTAGTGAGGATAAATTTTTTGGAGTTAAGACAGAAATAAATTCTGATAGCAACGAAAAAGTAGAAGTAGAAGTCGTTAATCC